GTACCGATTCCGACCCGAAGTGAACCAAAACAAACCACCATTCCTACCCGAATACGGAAGGAGTCAATGGGAACCGTTTAAATGGCTATTCCATTGGCTAATCAGTTGGGGTAAACCACTTTGGCTTGAAGCTGAAACGCACAGTGATGACAATTCAACCATCCTGAAGTATCAAGGTAAACCATTTGCAATTCACACTTGGTACAGTAGGTTCTATGGTGGTGATTCTGAAGAAGGTGAGTTTCATACGACTCGGATTGATGATAGGTATAAGGAGGCACTACTAACTAGGAAGAGATGAACCCCTACATAGTCATACCGTACCGAGATAGAGCGGATCACTTACCTATCCTGATTAACGCACTCAGGGCAACGGGGCATAACTACCCCGTTCTGGTGATTGAACAGGAAGATGGTAAGCCGTTCAATAGAGCAAAGCTGCTCAATATAGGTTGTCATGTTGCGTTCAGTCAAGGTGCAAGCCATGCAATAACACATGATGCTGATATGATTCCGACCAAATCCACCGCTTATCAATTAGGCGATGCGGTTCATCTTGCATCTGCTGCGACACAATTTGGCGGAAAGATGCCGTATGACCGATACTTCGGTGGTGTTACAGTATTCTCGCCTATTGCTTTTCGATTAGCGAACGGTTACTCTAATGAGTATTGGGGTTGGGGCGCAGAAGATGATGATATGCTGAGCAGGATTGAAGCGGCTGGTGTTCCCGTTAAGCGAGTGGAAAACAACCGATTTCTATCCTTAACTCATCGACACGCCCTAGAAGATTCCGAACAGAAGAAACTACACGCTCAGAACGGTAAGAGGTGGAGTAAAGGATATGACACAAGCAAGGATGGGTTTAACAGCTTGAAGTTCGAGGTGTTGGCTCAGTCGGAAATTGATAAGGGTGTATTGAAGGTAACTGTTAAAATTTAAGAATTATGATTGAAAGAAGAATAGAACTTGTATTCAAATCAAATATATCGGCAGGCGGCATTGATTTTGGAGATACTGTAAACGAACATATCGAGATATTCATAGATGGTAAATCCGTACTGGAAATATCGGGTGGTTTGAATGTTTGCGAATCAAATCCTGTCATTGATGATTTTATGAGGCTTGCAACATCAAGGCATCCGTCAGACTTCTCAATGAAGAGTTGGGGAGAACGAAAAAGTAAGCAATGAACCTCATCCAAGGCTTCCTTGAAGGACTCAGACCCATTCCAGACCTGACCGTTGATGAATGGGCTGATCAGTTCCGATACCTCAGTTCAGTTTCATCAGCTGAACCCGGACGTTGGAGAACAGACCGAGTGCCGTACATGAGGGAGATATTCCGAAAGCTATCCCCATCAGACCCATGCCAACGCATCGTGTTTATGAAAGGTGTCCAGATTTCTGGAACTGAAGCTGCTTTGAATTGCGTTGGTGCGTACATCGACATTGCGCCATCACCGATAATGTACGTGATGCCAACGGTTGACATGGCTAAACAGCTATCTAAGAAAAGACTGTTCCATCTTATTAACGAATCACCGACATTGAAGGACAAGGTGATTGACTCCAATCGTAGAGAAGGTTCGTCAACCCTGCTTGAAAAGAACTTTCCTGGAGGTGTTCTATTCCTAACGGGGGCGAACTCTGCATCAGGGCTTCGGTCCAACCCTGTAAAGGTTCTTCTGCTCGATGAGGTTGATGCTTACCCATTGTCGATTGATGATGAAGGTAGTCCGATTCGACTTGCTGAGAAACGTACCACTACATTCTCTGACAAGAAGATATTCCTCTTGTCAACTCCGACATCATCAGGAAGCTCGGTAATATCGGCTGAACTTGCTGAGACAGACGAACGGGTTTACAAGGTTCCATGCCCTCATTGCGAACATAAGCAAGAGTTGAAATTCGAGAACTTAAAGTGGGATAAAGGTGATTTTGCATCGGCTAAGTATGCTTGCGAAGGTTGCGGAGCCATGATTGAAGAGAAGCACAAGACCCAAATGCTTCTGAACGGTGAATGGGAACCCACAAGACCAGAGATGTCAATCCCACTCGTTGCGGGTTATCGAATCAATTCACTCTACTCACCATTAGGTTGGATGAGTTGGGAACAGATAGCTGAACAGTTCATCAAAGACAAAGATGACCCGATTCTTCTCAGAACATTCATAAATACCGTATTAGGTGAGCCTTGGGAAGATAGAGGTGACGCGCCTGATTGGGAGAACCTGTACGCAAGACGTGAGCAGTACGAGTTGAATAAACCCAACAACTCAGTGGAGCTTATCACTGTCGGTGTAGACATTCAGGCAGGAAAGGATTCACGTATAGAACTAGAAGTGGTGGGCTGGTGCAGGGATAAGACATCCTATTCACTCGATTACAGAACGTTCTACGGGGATACGGCTACTCCAGACGGCTCTGCTTGGAAACAATTGGAAGAAGTTGTCAATGAGAAGTGGTACAGACCTGACGGAATTGAACTACCCATGATGATGATGGCGGTCGATTCGGGTAATCACACTCAGACCGTTTACAATTGGTGTAGAAAGCAACCACCGACCAAAGTTATCCCGGTCAAAGGTCGAGAACAGCAAGCTACGATTATCAGTAAGCCGAGCAATGTTGATGTGTCATTCAACGGTAAATCATACGGGAAGATGAAGATGTGGAATGTCGGGGTCGGTGTAGCCAAGTCTGAACTGTACGCCAGGTTGCGTTTAACCGTGGATGACGAAGGAAAACTTCCATCGGGTTATTGTCACTTCCCAGAATATCCTATTGAGTTCTTCAAGGGTATAACTGCTGAAGAACTGAAACATCGAACACATCACGGCTTCCGTAAGCTGTATTGGGAAAAGGTGTACGAACGAAATGAACCCCTTGATACTAGGGTATACGCAAGAGCCGCTGCCGCAATAGTCGGAATTGACCGATTCAATGACCAACATTGGGATAATCTATTAGGTCGGTACAAGGTGCGTCAATCAAACGGTTCTGTTCCGGTCAAGCAAGAACCTACCAAACCTAAGAGAAAGAAGTCAAGCGGGTTTTGGGATGGGTATTAGCGGAGTATCCTATTGTAAATAAACATCAACTCAGCGTCAATTACCTCAATGTCAACTTGTTTGGTCATGCGTCAAATTTGTCGTTAATTTTAGCAATTGTTGTGTGCAATAAAAATGATAGATAATCGTATTTATTCCCATTATGTGCCTGTATTTTTACACACACAGCAATAAATATAAGTAATGCCTCAAAAGATATTCCCGTTACGTGCTTTCGCAGAGGCTTTACTTCGCTATATCTCCGCAGGGTGACACCCCTACGCTTGGCACTACTCATATTCAAACCGTTGCGGCAAATTACCTACTGCCAATTCAACTTCACTCAACAAATGTAAAAACTTTTTACAAATGCCAAATGATTAACTTTGCATCATGGCGAATAATACCAATTGGACAGAGGCAGACCTTGCCGCTATTGAAGCCGCTATTGCTTCTGGAGCATCAGAGGTTCGGTACGGTGATAAGTCAGTACGTTATCAGACCATGCAACAGATGTTGATCGCAAGGAATCTGATAAGACAGGCTTTGGGTTACTCAAGCACACCGAAGAAGTTTTACGCCAAGCACAACAAAGGACTCTAATGACTCAAGAAAAAGGATTCATAGACAGACTTCTATATGTAATTGCACCGAACCAAGCACTCAAGCGTGAACAGGCAAGACGCGCCTTACGTGCCTACGATGCCGCAAGTAAGGGTACGCGAAGAACATCTTCTTGGGGTGCTAGAGGTACTTCGCAGAACGCAGAAGTATATGCTGCTGCTCAGACTTTACGGGATAGAAGTCGGGAGCTCAGTAGAAACAACCCGTTCGTGAAAAGAGCGATACAGTCCATGTCGAACAATGTGGTCGGAACAGGTATCAGAGCTAAGATAAACAGCAAGAACAAACGACAGAAAGACAAGGTCTATCAAGATTGGGTGAATTGGTTCGAGACAACTGATTGCGACAACGATTCAAGAAAGAACGGATACGGTATTCAGAAAATGGTCATGCGAGCTGTATCAGAGTCAGGTGACTGCTTGATCATTAAGAAATGGGATAGGTCAAGGTCAGTTCCGATCAAGTTGCAAGTATTGGAAATAGACTACTTAGATGTCAATAAGAACACATTGAGCAGTAGTGGTTTAAATTCTGACGGGTCCTACGATTTTATGGGCGTCCGATTCAATAAGAAAGGAGATAGGATAGGTTATTGGCTATTTGACAAACACCCTGGCGACCCGATGAGTTTCAGCAAGGTCAATTCAACTTTGATTAAAGCTGAAAATGTCATTCACGTATTCGAGCAGTTACGACCAGGGCAGCAATTGGGCGTTCCGTTCGGGGTTAGTTCATTCCTTCGAGTTAGGGATATGGATGAGTACCAAGATGCTCAAGTTGTCAAGCAAAAAGTAGCTGCTTGCTATTCAGCTTTTGTTTCGACCGAATCGGATCCGGCTAGTTCATCTGCTGATGTAGATGAGTTCGAGCGAATGGAACCGGGTACTATTAATCATCTCAGACCGGGCGAATCGGTAACATTTGGAAACCCACCATCGGTTGAAAACTTCGGTGAGTTCAGTCGTACCATACTTCAATCCATTGCGGCAGGTTTTGGAACGACCTATGAGAACTTGACAGGCGACCTTAATAACGTCAACTTCAGTTCGGGTAGAATGGGGTGGATCGAGCATCACAGGAATATCGAAGATTGGCAGTACAACATTATGATACCACAGCTATGTCAGAAGGTATGGATGTGGTTCTTGGAGGGTTATGAGTTAGTTCAGAACGGAGGTAGACCGAACGTAACAGCTACATGGGTTCCACCTAGAAGAGAAATGATCGACCCCGTAAAGGAAATATCGGCATTGGGTGAAGCTGTACGAATGGGATTCATGTCACCGCAGGATGCGATACTCGAACAAGGTCGTGACCCTGAAGAGGTGTTGGCTGAGTTCGCTGCTTGGAACGAAAAGATTGATTCCATGGGTATTGTATTGGCATCAGACCCTCGTCAAGACATTCAGCCTACAGGTATCGGTGCGGGTAGACCTGCTGATACAGGGGAGAATCAGGATGATAATGAGGATATTCCAAATTAAACTAATTACTTAACTTTGCACTAAACCAATAGAATATGCCAGAATTAGGTAAATTGAACGCAAGAGCTGCGATTGTTCCATCTTCATTAAATGAAGAGAAAAGAACAGTTGAGGTTGTTTTCGGAACTGACACGCCCATCAGGATGTATGATTGGGATATGGGTGAGTTCATGGAGATCATGGATTTCTCTGAAGGGTCAGTAAGATGGGATAGGTTCAAGAATGGTGCGCCAGTATTGGATAACCATAACCGATATGAAGGGGCGAAAGGAACGCTCGGAATCGTAGAGGACTACCGAACTGAGGATGGAAAAGGAATCGCTACACTACGATTCTCAGCAAGAGAGGAAGTGAAAGGAATTTGGCAAGATGTACGTGATGGCATCTTGAAAGGAATCAGCTTTGGTTATCGTGTCTACAAGTACATGAAAGAAGAGGTGGGAGAAGGTGAATTACCAAAGATGAGGGCAATCGATTGGGAGCCGTTCGAGGTTAGCCTTGCTCCAATTCAAGCGGACCCGAACGCATACGTTAGAGAAAAAAATCAAGACGAATTGCATCAAGTAGAAATAATTGATGTAAATTTGCAATCAGAACGGTCGGAAACGTCCAAAACTAAGGAAAAAGAAAACCAACAACAAAGAGAAATGACTGAAGAAGAAAAACAAGCTGCGGCTGCTGAAAAGGCAAGAAAAGCCGAAGAAGCAAAAAAAGCTGAAGAAAAGGCAAGAGCCGAAGCTGTTGCTTCTGAAAAAGAAAGAGCGAAGAGTATCAGAACTTTGTGCAGAAAGCACAAAATGGACTCTGAGTTTGAGTCAAAACTCATTGAAGAAGATAAAACTGTCGATGAGGTTCGTTCGCTTATCTTAGACAAGCTGGAAACGGAAGATGAGACCCAGTCAGTTCGCGGTCAATCTGTGACTGTTGGTGAAGATAAAGGTCGTAAAATGGCAATTGCTTCATCTGTTGCTGCTGTTGTTAAGCGTTCTTTTCCGAAACTAGTCTCTGATGATAAATCTACTTTCTCGGAAGATGTTGTTCGAGAGGCGAATAAGCATAAAGGTAAGACAGCATTGGATCTTGCGAAAGATTCATTGATTCGTTCAGGTGAGAATATCGAAGGTCTTTCTTCAATGGAGATTGTTGGTCGTGCTTTCACTTCAAGCACATCTGACTTTCCGGTGATTCTTGAGGGTTCTGCCCAGAACACGTTATTGGCTAACTACCAAGCGGCTTCTGACACATGGAGTAGATTCTGCTCTACTGGTTCGGTAAGTGATTTCCGTGAGTACAAGAGATTGAGAATGGGTACGTTCTCAGACCTAGAAACGGTTAACGAGAACGGAGAGTTCAAGACAAAAGCAATCACTGATGCTGATTACGAGAAAGTATCTGCTACCACAAAAGGTAACATTATCAATGTTTCTCGTCAGATGATCATCAATGATGACCTAGGAGCTTTCTTAAGACTAGCTCAAATGTTAGGTCGTGCCGCTGCTCGTTCGATTGAGAATGATGTTTACGCATTGCTTGCTGAGAACTCAGGTTTGGGTCCTAATATGGTTGATGGCAACCCGCTAATTGACGCTTCTCACAACAACATCGGTGCGTCTGCAGCTCCAACTGTTGCTCAGATTGATGCGTTGCGAGTTATAATGGCTCAACAGCAAGATAAGGACAGCAATGATTACTTGGATATTCGTCCGGCTCTTGCGTTATGCCCAATGTCTCTTGGTAGCACTATCAAGGTTCTTAACCAAGCTCAGTACGAACCAACAGATAACAAGTTCCAAAAACCCAACGTTGTTGCGGGTCTGTTGTCAGACGTAATTGACACGCCAAGATTAAGTGGTACTGCTTACTACTTGTTTGCAGATCCAAATGTAGAGCCAGTAATTGAAGTGTCATTCTTAGATGGTGAGAGAAACCCATTCATGGAGATGCAAGAAGGCTTTACTGTTGACGGAACGAAATGGAAAATCAGGCTAGACTACGGTGTAGGGGCTGTTGGTTTCCGTGGGGTTGTAAGAAGTCCAGGAGCGTAATTAGTGTAAAACAAAAAATCAAAAGAAGAAAATGGCACAAACGTATATACAACCAGGAGAAACGCTAGATTACACTGTTCCGGCAGGTGGTGTAACTTCTGGAGATGTTGTTGTACTTACCGACCTCATCGGTATCGCTCTAGTAACAGGGGTTGAAAACGATGTAGTGTCTGTTGGTGTAACAGGGGTTTACGAAATGGACAAAGCAGCTAACACCGTTACAATCGGTCAAAAGCTGTACTACGATGAGGACAACGAGCAGTTGACCACATCAAGCGAGGGTGGTTCACCTTGGGGTGATCTTGTTCTTGCAGGGTACGCTGCTGAAGCTGCTGCATCAGGTGTTGCAACCGTGAAATGTAAACTCGTGGGGTAATGGCACAGAACCCGTTCGATGGAATGTCGGACAGGGTGTTTGATGCCTGTGAGAGAACTATGGGGTATGATGCCTCATGGACTCCAAGCCTAGGAGGTTCAACTCAGACGGCTAGAGTTCTTTTCAGAGAGCCTACCATGTCTCAAGAAATAGGAGAGTTCGCTGATAGTTATAGTCAGCGAACTTTTTTTATGGAGTTTTGGACTGACG